GCATAGCCCGCCGGCGAGACACGACCGTTCTGGTCGACGAGTGCCGCCTGCTCGGTGATGGGCAACGATCGGAAGAAGCCGCGAATGATCCCGTCGTTCGCCGGCAGCATGAACTCGCCATCGTCGTTGATGTGCAGCCCTTCGAGGCTTCCCATGCGCTTCGCGTCTGAGCGAGCCAGCTCCGATGGAGACATTTGCGCCACGGTCGCTTGATTCGCCTGTTGCGCGAACTCCACCCGATTGACCGGCGTGCGGCGCACGCGCACGAGCACGGGGCGCTGCATGTTCATGACTCGGTCGGGATCAAGACCGAACTGCGCAGCATTCGCGACGAGCCATTCGCGATACGCCTGCGCCTGCGGACTGGAACGCAGATACGATCTCTGCAGCCCGATGGTGCGCGCATTGCCAGACTCCACCAGGCCGTCTCCACCGACGATGGGCGCACCAGTGCCAGCATCCCCCGACTCGGCAAGGCGCTCCGGCGCGAGGTTGCCGGCGATCTTCGCCACCTGCAGCTCCGAGGCCGCACGCGAGCGGTCGCGCGGCTGCAGCTCAGCGGGATACTCGGGATTCGCGCTCATGTCTGGACGATGCGATGCCCGCAGATCGGCCGCCTCTACCGCCACGAAATCGGCATCGATCCGTGCGCCGGATTCGGTCGTCAGGGTTGTGCGTCGACCGCGCTCGCCATCCAGCAGGCCCGTCGAGAGTTGATCGCGCTCGGATTGCAACGCGCCGAGATCGGCATCGGGCGCAGCCGCAGACAGCTCGCGATCGATCTCGTCGATGCGGTTCATCGACACGGCCGGATCGTCGCTAGACAGTGTCGCAAGGCGTTCACGCGCGGTTTCGTCGGCAGCATTCACGTCCCCGCGTTCCATCGACATCGACGGAGCGCGCTCAGGCGTGCCCAGCGCTTCATCCGCAGCCACCGGCGCAGTGCTTGGCTCGGACTGCTTGTCTCGACGCCGCGGCCCGCCGCGCATCGTCGACAGGCCCTCGACGGGCGCCATAGCGACCTCGCCCACACCCTCGGCCAGAACTTCGAGCGGATCGGGTGTGCGGCCGGACAACAGCGAGCCGCCGGCCTCGCCACCCATGCCCAGGCCCGCCTGCTTGCCCAGCTCTTTGGCGGTTGTCTTCACCTTGCCGAAGAACCCGCCCTTGCCCAGGACGTCATCCAACGCGCTGCCGGCGGACTTCATCGACACCGCGTCGAGCAGGCCCACGACACCCGACTTGATCGTGGCGTCGCGGAATGCGTCCTCATGGTTGTAGCCTTTCTCACGCAGCTCGGCGTAGTCGCTGCCAAACTCGACTACGCGCGATGCGTTGCCGCCGGCGGCTGCGGCCACGGTGGGAGAGAAACCAGCAAAGCGAGCGACCACCGCCGAGGCGAGCATGGCCGCGGATCCGGGGCCGGACTGTGTGACGATCGATACGGCACTGCCTGGGTTGTCGACCAGGGCCTTACCCAGACGGGAGAGGTTATCCAGCGTCCAGGTGCTGTCGTTCGCTTCCTGCAGCTTGCGGTACGAAGGACGACCAACCTTCTGAAGCGCCTGGCTCTCATCGTCGATCTCTTTTGTCCTCGCCTGGGACTCGGCGAACTTTGAGCGGCGCAGTTGGTACTCGGCCTTGAGATTCGGATCGGCCTCAATCTGCTGAGGCGTATACCGACGCTCGAACGCATCGACTAGGTCGCCATACTCGGAAAGACGGCCGCCTTCAATCGACTTGCGCAGGCCGTTCCAACCGATTTTCAGGTCGTTCAGGAAGTAGTCGAGCTGACCGCCACCCGACGATTCCGCTTCCGTACTGGAGATCTTGACGGCGCCCCAATCGCCACGGCGACGACCAGCCGGCGCCTGCGGTTCGGGCGCGCCCAGGTCCGAGAAGTCCGGCGCGGCCGCGGCCGATCTGCGTTGCAGGCCGGGTGATGCGCCGAAGTCCCGCGCATACGTCTGCTCGAGTGCCGCGCGTGCCGTGGCGTGAGGTGCCGACGCAATCGCCGCTTCAAGCTCAGCACGAGCATCGTCACTTGTTTCGCGAGCGAGATTCGACGCCTGCTCGGTCGGGGTGAAGGCTGCGGCGCGACGCAGATCCGGCTCAGTGCGAAAGGACAGCGGTTGCGACTCGGGGACACCAAGGTCGGAGAAGTCGAGATCGGCCATGTGCTATTTCTTCACCAGGATTTGGCCGTTGGCCGGGTTGATGAATCGTGTGCCGGCAGGCAGCGCCATCACTTCCTCTCGCGTCGTCGGCGTTGCCGGCGTCGACGATGCTGCTGAGGCGGGCTTGCTACGCTCCAAACCGGGCGCACGCACCTTACCGCTACCGACCCCCTGCGCCGCCTCTCGGAACAGCGCCATGTCCTTGCGCGTTGCCTGGACGAAGCGTCGTTGCTCCTCGATCGAGATCCCCTGCTTTTCCAGTTCCGCGATCGATGCCCGCAGCGAGGCAACCGAGTCGCTCTTTCCACTAAAGAGCCCGCTACCGGCGCGCTTGGCTTTGTCAAAGGCTTCGCCGAGCACGCGATCAGCGTTGTCGAACTTCTCGCCCCACTCGGCATAGCGGTTATTGAAGGCCACATCAGGATCGACGCCATTTCGAACATCGGCCATGACCGACTCGGTGATGTCGGATGTGAACTCGGCCAGTGGGTTGTTCATCTTCTTGCCCGTCGGATCAGTAGGCGCTGTGTCGCGCAGCAAGCCGCGCAGCTTGCTCGTCACCTTGGCCGACAGATTGTTGTAGTCCTTGTCGTTCATCCCGCCGCTGCGACCGCTGCCGCCGCGCTCGGCCCGCGTCTCTGCAGCTGCACCGGTGCGCCGACGATAGTCCGCAAGCGAGTCCGCGTTACGCGTGGCGGCATCTGCCTCCGCATCGTACTTTCGTCCAAGCGATGCTTTGAGCCCGGCGTCGGCTTCATCCTTCTTTGCCGCGCGTTGGTCATCGCGTTCCTTGTTGATGACGTCGAAGTACGCCTTCGGGTCGAGCAATGATTTGAGATCAGCCGCAGGCTCCATAAGCACGGGATTCGGCCTGCCCGCAATCCGGACAGACCACTTGCCCTTATCTGGACCCTCAGTGATCGGCTCGGCCGCTTCGATCTTCGCCTTGCCACTAGCATTGAACAGTTCGATGCCTCGTTGCGCATTTCCTGCCGAGAAAGCTTTCAGTGCTTCGGCAACATTTTCCTCCTGCGCCTTGTACCCACGCTCGAGCCACTTCACACCCTCGGGCATCCGTGCCCGAATGAATATCTGCGCAGCTTCGTTGAGGAACCCGGGATCGCGAAGCAGGTGCGTGTTCTGGTACAGGCCAAATCCGATTTTCTGGCCCGCGTCGCTACCCTGCGGCCCACGCACGCGGCCGATCTCGTCGGTACGGTTCTTTGCGTATGCATCGCCCTCCTCGCGCGAATTGAAAACGCCAACCTCCTTGTTCTCGCCCCGGCCCCACGCGGCAATCGCCTCGTCACTCGACAGACGACGACCGTTGACGATGGTGGGTACGACGTAATACTTGCCGTCCGCATCAAAACCGATGGTTTTCTCAGTCGAGAATGTTCCGTCCGCGTTGTCGAGCTTTGGCCGCGAGGTATCAATTGGCCGACCGCCCAACGGCTCGCCCTGGCGCGAGAGGCCGCCAAGAGGCATCACGCCAGAATCGGCTCCGGATGTCGCCGGCAGCGCACGCGCTTGCAGGCCTGCCCCATCGTCGCGGTATGGCATCGTCTGCACACCGTTGCCCTGCTCGATCGGTTGCGATGCCGCTACCGCTGGCTCCGCGGGCCGTGGCGAAACGGGCGCTTTCGTGCGCTGATCGATCAACGAGGCCAGTTGGTCATACGCGGCCTCCTGTCGATCGCGCTGTTCGGCGGCCCGATTCTTTTCCTGCATGTCGAACGCGTGCGTTTGGCTGTCTCGCGCATCACGCTCGCGCGCAAGTCGCATGCGTTCTCCGGATTCCAGTCCTGCCGCAACACCTCCGGCCAACCCGCCCCAGTTCATGCCCATTACATGACCCTCCGCGCTTCGCCCTCGATGAGGTTGCCGCCGCCATGTTGGCGACGTTGCAAGCCAGCCTGATTGATTCGCTCGACGAAGTCCGTCCCTACCAGGTTGACGGCTTCCGCATTCAGCACGGCCTCGCCCGTCGAAAGCGCGGTCGGTTCCTCGCCATCAATGACGGCCGGGATGGAATCGCTGGTGCCTGTGCCAGGCCCGCGCACGAGCCCGCCCTCGGCATAGCCGCTCATGCGCATGTTCATCGCTGGACCCAAGTGCTTGCGCAGCTTCGTCTCTGCGCGCCGCACGAGGCCGCCATCGGCATATCCCGTCGTAACGCTTCGCCTGCCTCGACGTACGAGCCCGCCCTCTGAAAATCCGCCTGAAAACAGTTGTCCGAGAAGCTTGCCGATGCCGGCGCTGTTGTTGGTTTGGTTCTGGTAGGCCGTGTTCTGCATATTGCCTTGGCTATTCAGCGCATTGACGCCCGAGTTAAACCAACCCTGCGCAGATGAGAGCCCGGCGTTCGTTGCCACGGTGTTCTGGTTTGCGTTGGCGTTGGCCGAGTTCCCGGCCTGAAGCGCAAGTTGATCTGCCGCAAAGCTCGTGGACGGTCGTCCCCGCCCGATGTTCGTGACGCGCTCCAGGCCGGCAATCCCTTCGTTCTCGACGGCGCGACGCGCATTGTTTGTCGCGCCCGCTGTATCGGCGGCTTGGGCGCGCGAGAGATCGCCCATCGCCTGCGTGAACCCCGCGCCACCCGGTTTGACACCGACGCGCTCGAGGCCGCGCTCCATCGTGCCGCGAGCCGAGTCGTAGCCTCGGTTGACATCCGCTACCGCCTCCTGGACGCGCTGGGTGCGACGATCGGCCGTATCCCAGTTCGACATCTTGTCGACATACTGCTGCTCTGCGGGGAGATAGAGCTGCTTGTAGGTGTCCCACTCAGACTGAGAGCGGTCCGCATTGATCTGCGCCGTCTTCAACTGCTGATCGACGAGCGCCTTGGTCTGCGGCCAGATCTCATCGGCACGGGCCTTGTTCCATGCCCACTGCTCTTTTGCGAGGCCGAGCGCATCTGTTGCGGCAGAGCCTTGCGCGGCAGCGGTCGAGCTAATCCCACTTCCGCTGTTGCCGCCACCGCTGGCGGCGAGCCCTACTGCAGCGATCTTTCCGATAGTGCCGAGCACGCCAGGCGACACGTCGAGCCCAGTCGCGCCCTTGATCGCGTTCGAGAGAACTTGCGCGGTCGTGCCGCCAGGGGTGGCCATGACAGACTTCACCGCGGCCATCGCCTTCTCTGCGGTCGTGAGATCGGTGCCGAGCACCTTGGCCATTGCGCCGGTGTCGAAAGAATTCAATGCCTCGATCCCGCCAGCCACACCCGCGCCATCGGTAGCGCCCGTGCCAAGGATTTGACCCATTGCCCCGGTATCGAATGAGTTCAGAGCGCCAACGCCGGCCGCCTCACCGAGCCCTCCCGCAGTCGTCGCGACATCGCCAAGAAACCCCGAAGGTGTTGCCCCGTTCATCAGCCCCGCATAGTTGAGCGCCGCGCCACCCGCCGCAGGCAGCAATACCGTGCCAATGGGCGACCCCATGACCGTATCGAGAAACGACTCGCGATTGACGCCAAGAAAATCGCCCTGCATCTGCTCCGGGCGCCACACGTACTGTCCATTCTCTCGACGCACCGCCGCCCTGGGATCGTTGAGGTACTGATCGAACGACATGCTCTGCGCGCCGCCCTCCAGGTCGCCCGTCTTGAAGTTCTTCCATAGCTCGTTGAGTTGGTCCTGGTTGACGACCGAACCGGACCGCAGCTTGTCCGCGCCCTGGAACGCAAGAGGAAAGTTGATCGCCATCCTCTCGGCCACTTGGGGGCTGTATCCAAGGTCGATGAAATACTGCGTACGATCTTGCTGCCGCAGTTCGTTCTTCTGGGTTTGTCGGTCACTCATGACACTGCCCTCGTGCGATGACTACGAATCGAGCCGAGATAGGAGCGCATCGAGCTTGTTGCGCACGTCATTGACGTAGGCATACAACGCCTCGCACTCCGCTTTGGTGGGGGGGGATGAGAACGTGAGCGCACGGGGCGCGGGCGCCTCGATGGCGTTGCGTCGCCGCCCCGTGATGATCTCCAACGTGACGCGCAGCCAGACGGGTGTGCCGTCCGGGATGGCGGGTTTCTTCATCCCCGCGCCAATTCCGTCATCGTGCGACCGAGAACGACGCTCTTGACGTTCACGTTGCCGGACAAACGAATGGCGCAGTTGTCGGACTTGTAACCTGCCGGAAGTGTGAAGGCGCGCGTGCTCGTGACGTTCTTGGTGAACTTCAGCCTGTTGTCGACATACAGGTTGAACTGCAACGAATCGAACTGAAGCACGGGCAGATCGTTCAGTAGATCTCCGCCCAGCGGCAACTCGCCTACGGGCATCCATGCAACACTTCCGCCCTCGGTCCCCGCGGTGATGAGCGCCTGATTGGCCGCCAGGGTGGCCGCATAGTTCGCCAGCGCCTGCGTTTCTTCGTCCGGCGTCATGGAGGCGTCAAAGTCCACTTTCGCCGCGCCCAGGTTCACGGGCATCGGAAACAGAAACTCTTTGCTCATCCAGTCGTAGAGATCGCGCCGACCGATGTCCCCCTCCCACTCATAGAGCAGGCTGTCTTGGAGCATGTAGAGTTTGCCCGACAGAGGGTCGGTCCAAAATTCATCAACGGCATAGTTCGCCTGGTAGTTCGAAGCGAACTCGTTCTTGTCGATGATGGTGACAGCAGGTTGACCGTCGCGGGGTTGATATCCCGCGTAGTAGCGCCCATCCGCGACAGCGGCCACGAACGTGGATGGACTGAGCGCCTTCCACGCGCGCGGCGTGTAGAGATCTTTAGTCACGATGTCGGCTTGGGATGCCCCGATCATCACCAGACCTTGCGGGGCGGCGTACGCAACGCCGAACGGGAAGCTCACCATGCTGCGCTTGGCAAGACATGGCCACTCCTGCTTGATCTGGACCATGCCCCCGCCCATCGTCGTCGGATCGACGCCGGAGAGCGTGTATGGCGTTCCTTCCGTAGCAACGACCACCGTGGTGCCGAATGCTCGCGCACCGACAATGGTGAAGTCCGATGTCTGCCGGTAGCGTGTCGGCCAAGCATAGGGCTTGAACGGCTCGGACAGGCATAACTCATTCTTTGAGACACCGAACATGATGCCGTTGGGCAATACCCCCAGTGACTTCATATCGGTCGGCGGCATCACCCACTCGCCCGATGGAAGCGCTTCACCCGCGACGGTATTGCCGAGGATCGTGGCGGTGCTCGCCGCATTCTGCTCGCCGACGTAGTAGTAGTCCGTTCCGGTGGCCGTCGTCTCGGTCCAGTAGAAGCGCTGCTTCCAGGTCGACGTGTTGTGGGACGCTTTGCGAGTGATCGTGCCGCCAACACTGAAGGCGCCAGGATTCGACGTGACTGCGTAACTGACCGTGGTCGCGCCGAGCGCCGTGACAGCCGCTCGCGACACGTTGTAGCCGTTTGGCGTCATGCCGGTGACAGCAATCTCCTCGCCCACCCGCAGACCCCGAGTAGATGCGACCGTGAGCGTGGCGATCCCAAGAGCCCATGAAGCATTCGTCACGGCAAACGTGTTTGCGGGCGCCGTCTGCAGGCTCGTGAGATCCCATTGCCCTGCACCGCTATTGCCGCCGCTCACGACAGAGGACGCCGCGCTCGGCGCGCTCTCCTCGCCCCAGGCGTTCACGAAGGTGTAGACAAACGCGCGGCTCGTGGCCGTGCCGACCGTCCCGCTGTACGCCACGCCAGGGGCTGCAGTGGGCGCCCATACGCCGAGAACGTACTGCGCAGTGGGGTACGGACCGCCACCTGATGTCGCGGTACTGTAGTCGCTGCAACGAGGCTCACCGTCCCCGGTCCAGTAGATGCGCTGCGTCGTGTCGCCCGCAACCGGGCCGCGCTCAACGTCGACGTCCCGGTCCCATGACAGCCATTTGTCGGTGCCGGAGGATGTCATGCGAAAGACCGCCAGCGCATCGGTCTGCAACGTGGCGTCAATCTCAAGCGGCAGACGAGTCGGCTGCAACGCGCCGGACGTGAGGACGCAGTTCATTGCGACTTGGGCTTGCCGCGCATCGAGCAAGCGACGATCCAACCGCGGGACAGTGCCAGCGAACCCGCTGATCCGAAGCGGAAGCATCGCAATACCCTCTCAGTTCCAGAATTGACCCAGTGTTAGAACGCGCTCAACCCGAGGATCATTCAGATCCACGCTGGTCCTGTTTACCGAAACACACGCGATATCTAGGCACGGCCCAGCGAGATAGATCATGTCCAGACCAAAACCGCAGTAGGACGTGTTGTTGTACGCCTTGCCTTCCGGGCAAGCAGGTAGGTAAATGCTTTGGATCACCGGGTGCCAGCCACGCTCGGAGCGCACCGGATACGTCTCCCCTCCGTGAATGACGAAATCTCCATCCTGGAAGTTTTGCCATGCGATCGGAACAATGGGAACAGTTCCATTGGCAATGCGCATCCACCAGGTCACCGTCACCCAGCAGCCATGAAGTTGCCTTGCGTCCCGAAGCCCATGATTCTCTAGAAATGTCCACCGGGTTAGCGGCGGATTCTCACCAGCAAGCGGGGCCTTCAGCCAGGACAGACGCAAGAAATGTCGCGGGCACCCGGGGATGACTGGAGCACCATCAAAATCTCTGATGGACCATTCCACAACGCCGCCGAGGCCCGGCCCCAGGAGCCAACGCGGAGCAACGTAAACCGCCTCCGAGTTGGCGATCCCATCGCGAACGACGACGTCATTCTTGTCGACGTTGTGGACGTCGAACGCGCCATTGACGACGTAGTTCCTCATCCGAGCATTTCTCCCGTGATGCTTTGATAGAGACTGTTGCCGCTGAACGTCTGCGTGTCCGCGCCGGCCCCGATCTCGAGCGCCGCGGCATAGTGGTATCCGGGCGTGAGGTACGCATACTCATGCCGCGCCGACATCTGCCCGGCGACCGTGTTTGTAACGGCCGCGAAGCCCTGTGTGCCGCTCGGGGTTGTGTTGCTGTCGATCCCAATCCCCGTATAAGCACCGCGAACTGTCGCCGTGTCATTGCTCACGATGCCGCTCGCCTGGAAGCTCAAGGCGTCCTCGGCGACACCGACGATGAACTCGACCATGTTGTCGGACCCGTTACCGTTCACGCGACGCCATGTCGCAGTGCCGTAAGTCCAAGTGCTCGTCGACTCGGCCTTGCGAAGCGCCCGCTTGACCCGATTGTTGTAGGACCACAGAAAACGCTTCGCCGCCGAGTCCTCACACTGACCGCTTACGCTCGTGGTCCGGCCGGTACCGAGGTAGCGACGCGTAGCATCCCCAGACTTGACGAGCACGCCGTTCTGGACGACCAGCGCAGTCGCCCGCGTCGTATCGTTGGTCCAGTTCACCGTCTCCAGCGCGAGCGTGCCGCCGCTGATGTAGCCGAAGATGTCGAACGGCGTTGAGGTTGTCGCCGGCACCGCAACCGATTTTTCGGTGAATGTGACAAGGCCCCAGTTCGATCCGTCATACAACGCGATCCGATCGCCTCGAAATGGTGTGTAGTAGACGGTCGTCTTCGCCGTCTGATCCGCAGCCGGCACGGCAGACCCGCTGACAAGCGTCGGCCGACCGTTCGCGAGGTGGGAGATCGCATTGCCTGCCATGGCGCCGAGCGTTGTGCGAGCGACCGCCGAGTCAGAGTCATCCAACAGCGTGAGCGCGAACGCCGACAGATCGAACAAGGAAGCCGCGGCGGGGCCGGTGAAGATGATGCCCTTGTTCGCGGCCGGCGTCAGCGCGCCGATCGCCACCACCGCCGCATTGAACACTTCGAGCAGCGCGATCCTCGTCACGCACAGCTCGACGTAGTCGTTCGCTGTCCACGATGCTGCCGTCGTGCCATCCAGCCCACGACCCGCTGCCGCGATGGTGAACGAGTCGGTCGATCGCGCTTCGACCTTCACAACCTCTGCAGCCGTCTTCGCCGAATTCTTGAACACGGCATAGCAATAGTCACCCGCCCCTAGCGTCGGGAACAGCGCGCCCTTGCCTGCCTCCACGGTGAACGATAGCCCGCCCGTGCCTGATGGCGGTGTTGCGAGCTTCGCTCGGGCGAAGTTCGTCCAGATGAGTCCCATCGTCTATATCCTCGTCACCATGAGATCGAGCTGCGCAACGGCTCTCGAGTACCACCCTTGACGGCGCGGGCCGCAGCCGCGTTGCACCAGCTCGTGAAGCTCGATTGATGCTCCTTGTAGAGCGCCGCGTTCGACCACGGTAGCCGCGGCATCTGGTACAGACGCTCCAAGGCGCCAGCCACGATCGCCTCGCGCCAGTCCGCCATGATCCAGTCGGGGCAGTCGGTCGAACCTTCGGTGGGCCTGACAGCGCACGTGAGCACTAAACCGCCCGTGATTGACTCCGATGGCGTCGGAACGATCTGGATCTGATTGGGACCTGGATGCCGAAACGCTCTCGCCGGGCCCGTCGCCGTCGTGCGCCAGTTCTGGATGTTGCGGTCGAGCCAATCGTTACCGCGAGGAAGGATCTCTACGTCATTGACTTCAACATGGGTGAAGTCGACCACTTCCGTGTCGGCAGGCGGCGTGATCGTGTAGGTATCGGTACCGGCCACGATGTTGATCGCGCCAGGCTCGTCCGTGTAGATGAGTGAGGCGCGGCAAAAATCGCGCACTGCACTGCGAACCGCCTGCGTGACGAGGCCGTTGGCTGCTCCTGCGACGCTTGGCAGCACGTAATCGAACCACGCGGTATAGGCCGTGCTCATCCGACAAGCCTCCGTTCGAGCTGCTTCATGAAGGCGCCCGCACGTCCGGCGTTCTGATGCTCGTCATCGCCCGTTTCGGTGCGGGAAATCACATAGTCGGCCAGCAGCCGCTTCCACCGCCCATCGATCGGCAGAGCATTGCCCAGAGCAAGCTGATGCCCCTCGGACGCCGTGGCAAGCGACATTTGCCCGATGAAAAGATCCGGACGCATTTGAAAGAACTCGTCGAGACCGTTGTTCGCGAACTCGAGGAGATCGTCATCGGACATGCGATAGGCGTCGCTGTCCCGGTCCTGCAGCGTGATGCGGGCCAGCGCGACAACCTCGGCCATGGTCGGCTGGGCCATCGCTTACCGGCTCCGTCCGTGACCGGGAAGGCCTGCGCGCATCTCTCGACGCACCTGGGCGATCGCCGCTTCCTTCGTGGCGTTGGTTGGGGGCCTGTGCCCCAGATAGCGCATCGAGGTAGCGCTGATCTGCTCCTTCGTCATACCTTCGAGGTTCAGGTGCGGCGGCAGGTAAATGGATTCGTCCTGCTGATCGAGGTCGGTGTCCTCGTAGCGGCTGCGTGGTTGCTCCGGCTGCGCCTGCTCGACTCGGGGCGATTCGTCCACCGGCGTCGCCATCTTGGGCTTGGTGCTCTTGCGTTTGGATCCCATCGGACCCTCCAAATGATTCGGGCCAACCCCTCGCGAGGCTGGCCCGTGTTGCTAGGTGCTTCTAGCGCTTACTTCGCGCCGATGCCTTCACCGAACAGCGTCAACCAGATGGTCTTGGTTGCAGCCATCGCGTTCGAGTTGACCGACGGCACGATATCGATGAAGAAATCCTTCTGGATTTCGACAGGGATCGCAGCCGCGAGATCAGTGCCGCCGGCACCAGATGCCGCGTTGAAGCTCGTGAGCGTCGCGCCGAACAGTTGATCGCCAGTGACTGATGTCACCGGGATCGTGCTGCCGTCCGCGTGCGAATAACCCACCTTCGCGCGCAACGCGTCCGTGCCTGTATCGAGTTCGCCAGCCACGATTTTCACGTACGACGGCTTGACGCCGGCCGGGAACGGACCGAATCGGATCGTATCGCTCGTGGTCAGTGCCGACGTGACCGATACGACCTGGCTCAACATGCAAATGCCATTGCACTCCGCGCTCGAACGCGGCGTTTCTACGGAACTGCCTTTGTAAATTGCCATGCTTGAATCTCCTGAATGAAATGGATGTCAGGCAGGCCCCGTCCTAGCCGAGGCGCTGCCTAAGTGGTCGCTCGATCAAAGTTTCACGGCTGAATCGACACAAAGGACCCCGTGGTCGGTCGGGATCTTGCTGCCGTCAGGCTGTGGCACGTCGAAGCGCACCTTCGCCTTTCCGCCCATCATCTCGGTAGCGATCTCAAGGCCGCGCTGGAAGTTGTACTTCCGCTCCAACCACGTGTAGTGGTAATCCGACGATTGCGAGCGCCCGTAGACGTTCGCGAGGGCCTGTGCGCCGAGAAGCAGGCTTCGCTCGACCGCATGCGTTCCCGACAGGGCCGGGATAGTCACGCTGGTTTCGGTGGCCGTCAGTTCGTTGCCGGACGTGATGATCTTCACGTTGGCGTTACTGGCGTTGAAGCGGATCCAGAAGTCATTCACCTTCTTGACCAGGATTCCGTTCCACATACCCACTTCGCCGCGGAACAGCGGATGCTTGGAGCCGTATGACGCACGGTTCCATGCGTTCTGCTGGAAGGTACGAAGGTTGGAGCCCGACGCCGTCTTCAACGAGTCGTACACACGCGGCGGGCACAGAAGCACCCACATCGGATCGTCGTTCGCCGCCTCGTCGTCCGCAATCTTCACGGGCTGCATGGGCAGCTCCATTTCGTCGAGGATCAACCGCAGGGCGTCGAGGACGTCGAGCTTCATCACGTCGGCCGTAGCGATCGACGCGAGCTGCGCGCCGCCCTTGGTGACGGTCGTACCAGACCCGGAGACGACGTAGTGCCGGTTGTAAGTGGGCGCCTTGACGGTATTGACCACGATCTCGGAGAAATCGGAATCGGCCGTGCCTGTGGCGTTGTCGCCGGCCAGGGGAATCGGCCAGGTCTGGTAGTTCAGGTCGCCACGTGCACCCGCAAGGTGGATGTGGCACATCTGCGACTCCAGGCGAGCCATGTAGCCCGTGGCGTTTGCCAAAGCGAGGCCGCGCAGCTGATGCCGCGTACGCTGTTGGCTCATCTTGGCGCCGGCATCGATCGGCTTGGTGGCCAGATCGATCTTGACGTCCATCGACGCGAAGGAGAGCTTCTCGCCCTTACCTTCGGCGTCGCGGTCACCCATGATGGGCTTCCCGGACGTGATACCCACGCAGTCGAGGCTGATCGTGTCGCCGTCGCTCTTTGAGAGATCGGTGACGCGCACGATCGGCATATCGGGCGCCGTTTGAAGTTTGAGCTTCTTCTCGGCGTCAGACTGCTGGGGCGCGGGGCCCGTCAGATTCTTCATAGCCGACGGGGTCTTCTGCGTCTGGACGAACAACGCCACTGAATATTGCTTGATGGCGACGCTATCGCCGCTGCGAACTGCTGTTTGAGCCATGTCTACAGTCTCCGTAGAGTCGAAAAACAAAAAGCCCCGGGGCCGTGGGGCCGCGAGGCTTCGTGGGTTGGGTTGCTGTTACTGCGTGGGACTGCGACGGTGCTGCGGTGTAGAGCGCGTACTGCCGACTTACCCGACGCGCGAAAGGATCTCGTTCATCTTTCTCGGATCGTCCATGAGACGCTCGAGCTGAGATGGATCCATGCTGTCGAAAGGATCGTCGTTCGCGCCAGGCGGCACGCCACCGCCAGGAAGATCGGTCAATGTGTTCGGGCGAAATTCGCTGCCCGCTTCACGTGTCCGAGCCTCTGCGGCCGCCTTGACTTGAGCTGTGGTTTGATACTCGGCAGGGAGCTTGATCTGGCCGCGATCGGCCTCGACCCGCTTTACAGCAGCGGCGAATCGGTCTGCAAAGGACACCTTTGCGTACTTGGGCAGCGTCCGAAGAACTTGGTCTTCCGCGGCAATCTCGTCCCAGACTTCGGCGAGCGCCGCATCCTTGTCCTTCATGTCATTGAGGTAGCGCAGCGTCGGGTTGTTGTCGATCGCCTCGGCCACTTGCTCCTCAACGCTTCGTTGCGCCCGACCCTGCTCTTCGCGATCGCGCGCTTCGAGCTTCTCGACATAGCCGCCGTACTGCTGGACGCGCTGGGCCAACGAGCGAAGGACTTTCGCTTGCGTGGCGGTGCTTGCCGCCAGCTCGGTCAAGCCCTCTTCCTCGTACGCTTTGGCCTTTGCCTCCAACTCCTCGACCATCGCCAGATCGGCCGCAATGTCGCCCGTCGCCGCTGCCGGCTTTACGTCGCCCGGTCCCGGTTGGTCAGTCGTCGACGTACCCGCCTTGAGTGCGGCGAGTTCGTCTTCGAGCTGCTTCACCCGGTTCTCGGCTTCGACGCGCTGGCGCCGTTCCTCGACGTGCTTGTCGTAGGGCAGAAAGTGCTTGCCGTCCTTCAAGAGCACGCCGGCCGGCTGTTCACCGGAGGCTGCTGCTGCCTTGTTGCCGTCGTCAGTCTGCGTTGCCGTCTTGCCTTTGCCATCGGTGCTCGTGGCGGTCAACGAATCCGCCTGGGGCTTCTCGCCCTTGTCGGTATCGGTGTTGGCGCCCCCGTCGTCGTGCTCGATCTCGCCATCGGCATCTGCTTCGATGCGTGAGACGATGTCGTTCACCTTGCCAGGGCCATCACCGTCGAGTCCGAGGCTCGCAATGATTGCATCCGCTTCCTGCTGTGCTGCCATTCCCGTTGCATCGTTGCTCAAGTCACTACTCCTTCATTCAGCGTCCCCGTATCGCTGGGGCAGCGAAAAGCAAAAGCCCGCGGACTCTTTCGAATCACGCGGGCCATTTGCCGCTGGGTGCCGGAATCAGTCCGGCGGCACACCCTTATGGCCGGGTGCGGGCCAAAGCCGTTATCTGGACTTGCTGCGCTTGACGAGGCGCTGAATGGGCAGCTCCATCAGGGCGATCTGCCGGCCGGACCGAGTCGAACGAAATGCATGAGCGATCGAGACCGCAATGAGCGTCGGCCGAAGGTAGGTCACTTCGACGGTGCGGGTTTGGATCACTGTTATGCCACCAGCGCCGGCTGTGTGAGGCCGAGATACCAATTACTCGGTGACGGGCACTGAATCAGCCCCTGTGCACGGTACTGCGCGAACGTCGTGCAGAACGCGGTCAAGTCTGTGTCGAGGATGCTGCCTGAAACGGGAGAGGCCACGATATTGTGCGCATACATATGGATCGTTTCGCCGTACTTGATCGTCGACGATAGCGCTGCGCGCATGCGCGCCAGCGTGAACGGGTTGTCGCACACTTCCCCGCCAAGCCACACCGGCCGGTCCAGCCCGATTACTGCCATTGACGTATTGCGACGATTCGACACGCCATTGCGGCACCAAACCGTCCCGATGGATTCCAGGTAACTAGCGATCATCTCGTTGATGCCATTGTTCGGCGTCACAAAAATGTTCGCGCCTCGCGGCCAGCGAGCGCCAATCGCATCACGGTTCGGCTCGACCTCCGCCCGCATCTGCGCGCTCGTCATGCCGACGAGATTCGTATGAGTGACGCCGTGATTCAGCATGTCCCACCCGGCGGCGTACAGCGCGTCCAAACGGGCTAGGTTCGCCCCTCCCGCCGCAATCAGCGCGGACGCTCCAATGAGCGCGATATAACCTTTCATTCCCGCCGCATTGAACGCCGGGAGCGCCGTCGTCTCAACGTCTTCCGTAGGTATCAAAACCGAACGTGATGCTGGGCATCGCGCGGCCGTCTTGGTAAATGCCGCCTATCCAGAACGTCGGATTGTTCGCGCCTTGGCAATTCCGGAACTCCACCCGAGCGGAAAGCACTGGCGCCGCAATGATCGCGGCCTGTGTACCCACATTTACCGACCACGTGTTCCCGCTCGTATACGTCGTTGTGCCGTCCTCATTCGGATGGATGGTGAGATCATTCCAACCCTCACGCAGATTGTTCTGATTCCAGTCATAGTGCATGTCGTTGCCGGTGCTGCCCGAGCCGGACCAAATCCGAAATCGGCAAAACGTGTTTGTGTTCAGATTCTGACAGTACACAAGCACATGGTACGGCGCGCCACCTGGGCCGTGCGGAATAGGCCATGTCACGTTCTTTCCGACGTAACACGTCGTCGCACTGGGCACGATCTTCAGCGCGGGATTTCCAGTACGATTCTTCTCCGAATCGAGTGATGCAGTGCAGCTGGTCGCCGCCCATCCCGACGCCATATTGTCGAGTTTCGTCGGCTCGCGCTTCACGTAATTCTGCGGCCATGCAGCGGCAGTCATTACACCGGCCTCCAGAGAACGGCCACGAGGTTGTCATCGCTCGCATTGCTGCAAGTGATCGTGAGCGCACCAGCGCTGTTATTCGCCCCAAGGAAGTCCTTGTATCCGACACTCCCAGCCGGCAGCGTGTACGTCTGTGCCGTGCCATCCGAGTCAGCAAAGCCGGTGATCACGCACGTCCCGGTGAGCGCCGTGTGGATCAGCAAGCCCATCAGGTGCGTATCGTTCGCCGCACCGCCGCCGATAGTGACCGCCGTCGTCTTGCTGATGATCGACAGGTTGCATTCTTGGCGCACAGGGAGATAGGCCGCCGTTGCGCTCGACGGGTTGCGAAGGCCGGCAATGTTGGCTTGCTCCAGCGTGTGCAACTTATGGTCGGTAGCATGAATGCTCTCAGCGACCGCGTCATCTGTTGACCGTGTCCCGAACACCACGCGGTCCATAAGCTTTGAAATAATTCCCACGTTGTAGTCTCCTTACGCCGCCATCATCAACACAGTCATGATCTGCTCCAGCTCGCGCTGTTGCCTCCGTTTAGCTGCAATGCGGGCGCGATCGAGGTCCACTGCTGCTGCTTGCTGCGCCGGTGCGTCTGCAGGCTGCTCCGTAATCGCCGCCGCCATGTCTTGCGACAGCGCGCGCTCCAGGCCAGGCGCTACGCTGGCATTGCCCGAGTCCGAGAGTGCGGGTGCGAGGCGACTTTCCGCGACTGGAGGCGCGCGCCGTGGTTCCGCGTCCGGTGGTTCGATGGACACCTTTGTCGCAGCGGCGAGCTGCTCGCGCTCGCGCACCCACTGGGGCTTGCGCCAGCCGCTCTTGTCGTCGCTGAAACGCTCTGCACTGCTGTCGTCACGGTCCGGGCCGCAACCTGTCGGCACATCGGCAACCACATCCCCGAGAAATGTGCACGGCACGCCAGAGGCCGTAGCAGTACCAACGCTGGCCGCGATGTGCTCGTCGATGGCGGCACGCGCCCCGCTTGCCGTCGCGGTCCCGACGGTGCAATCGATCGTGGTGCCGCCTCCCGCGTCGATGACGCCGGTTACACCCAACGCCGTCGCGGTACCGACGGATGCATTGATCGTGACGTCCAGCTTCGCCGTCGTCCCGTTGGTAGTGGCCGTCCCGACGCTGGCATTGACCGCCTCGTCGATCTTGGCAGAGGTGCCGCTCGCGGTTGCAGTGCCAACCGATGCGTTGACTGCGACATCAAGCGCCGCGGATGTGCCCGAGGCAGTCGCGGTGCCTGGCGTGCAGTCGACGGTTGTGCCGCCGGCCCCTACCCAATAAACCTCGATCGGCTCAGACTCGTATACTTGCCATGGGTTGTCTGTCAGCGACCGGATCTCGCGGGCAGTCAATGCGCGATCGTAGATCCCGCCGACGTACATGCGCCCACTCAGGTGTTGAATGGGGCTGTTTCTGGAAAGAACAGCTACGTCTGTTGTATTGAGAGTGATTGCGCCGATATCTACAGTGCTGGTGGCTATCAGGACGCCGTTGATCCATATTTCCTTGGTCCCAGTGGACGCTCGGTATACGCCAACAATGAAGTAATCTTCCCAGGCAGTGCCGATGGCCGACCCGAGGTTTATCGCGGTGCCGCCATCACCGCGCATTTGAAACCGACATCCAGTTCCCGCTCCACCGAAATCAAGGCGGAATAGGGCGTTACTTCCCCCCCCATTATTGTCGCAACAACCAATGAAATTGTATGTTCCTGCCGCGCTGCTGCTCGCCGCCCACGCAAACAGAGTCGCCTCAGTTGGAGATGGCGGTAGGCTATATGTCCACTTATATCCACCCGACCCACCAAAAGCGGGAGTTGCTCCCTGAGCACCAACGGATTTTCCCGGTGCCGTACCGACGAGTTGATACGGTGGAATTCTTGCGGACGCTCGCCCAGGGTTCCCTACCGCGTAGGTAGGGGCACCTCCATTCCACAGAAACACCAAGCCGCGAGTTAAAGCGTTCCCGTTGTCAATACCTACGGGAACATCTGGCTGACGACCTCGCGCTTGGAATGCTTCTGTGATTGGCACTACTGACCCTGCCAGCTAAATGGCTGCAACGTGAACAAGAAGTTCGCAGCGGTCGCATTCACACTTGCACCGCTGTCGTTGTATGACACCAAGGTGATGTACCGATGCGGATGAAAGAAATAGCCCGAGGCATTACACTTCTCGCTCGCTGCTGCGTTTTCACTCACCACATAACCGATCGGCGTCAGGTTTCGGCGCATATCCACGTCGCCGAGGGCCGCGTCAGTGGTACCTATATCACCATCAATGCGCGTGTTCGTCCCGTCGTCTGCTGCGGCTTTGTAGAGTTCCAACCCCTTGCCCTGCGTCGGTGTCGCCTGGAATTGAACCTCGCACGACCACCGATACCAGCCAGGACGGGGGGATGCGCCGAGGTCAATCTGCGCAGACACGCGCCCCGCACCGTTCGTCGTCCCTTCCACCGTCCATACGGCATCCGGCGTGTTGTGGTTCTGAACCTTGAGCGCGGTGCCAGTCTTGACGTATGACTCGTTCGCCATGGTTTAAAACCGGTTCAACGCTTGGCCGATCACGCCCGAATCCACGGGACCGAGCACGACGCGATTCTTGCCGGTAATCGTCGCGGTAACTGCATCTTGAGGGTTGAATACCATCTCAAATACAGACGCCTTCTCCAGCAACGCAGTCAACACAGCCTGTCCGTCGGCAGTCGCCCCCCACACGTCGATCACGACCTTACGCATCCGCTGCCGAGAGAAATCGACGACCTTGATGTCTGCGCGGTCGATGAACAATCGCCATGCATCTCGCTTGCCTTGCGTCAGGCCATCAAACTTCGTGATGTCCATCGCTTCGTAGACCCCACCTCCATCAACGGCAGGCTTCCAGGCGTCGAACGCCGTTGACTTGTTGTACTCGGCTGCGATTCCGTTGTCGTTTCGAATCGCCAATGCATCGACGACCGCTTGAGTCTGGTTGGTGCGTATATGTGTAGCTAAAGTTTGAAGTTGAGAATTAGTGCGTTCCATAATTTACCTCGGGCAAACACAAA